AAAGCAGTATTTCATTGTCTTTGATTATTTCATATTTTTCTGGTTCTAGATAAAACTGTGGCAGATATATTTTGTCACGTATCACTATTTCTGGATCATTGCGATCCATTTTAAAATAATCCCTATCCCATGAGAACACATCACCTTCGTGTCTGTCTGCCCATGCAAGTTCAGGAATGTCTGCCTGTCGCCAACGTGAATGATTGGTGTCTGTGTTATACTTTAACCAATTTTCTTTGTTGACCCAATGATGCAGTTCTTGTGCTTTTTCAAAACGATCACTCCACTCGTCTATACCATCAGGCACAAACAATGGAATGTCATTTTCTGTTACCAGCGATTCAAAATTTGTCATTAAAAGCTATTAATCTCATATTCGCGTCTCATAACGCCTTCTGTATCAAACACTTTGATGTAGCCATCTTTGATACTACCGATAGTGCGATTTTCATCTTCTTGTTTCACTACCCGTTTTAAGTACTTATTGGCTTCTGTTCTTGTATCAAACAGATTGTACTCACGTTTTACTTCACCGCGAATCAACTCTTTCTTTACAACTTCATAAGTCATTATACTCTCCTATTATTAATTACTTTTTACTTGTTTGAGTATAACATCTTATTCAGTTTTTGTAAACGATTATTAAACTCGATAGCCTCTAAAAATTTACGATCCTGATATTCTTCTTCAGTTTCCGGTTTATATTCAGACAAAAGCCGAAGGAACCTTTTATGATTCTCTTCGGCCCAATCCTTTTCTGATTCAGACTTCATGTTTGCTTTGTCGTTGCGAAGTCAGTGATGACCGTAAGAACTAATTCTATGGCCCATAATTGTAATAGAATTTCCAAAACGCCTCCTCTTAGTTTAAGTAAAGTGGACCAGTCCACCTAATTGTATAACCATCAAAAAGGTTACCCCTGGCTTTGTTTCTAGCAGGAGCATTATACCCTGCCGCCATTAAAATGTCACCTTTTTTGAATTTTTTATCGTTATCCGTATTTACGATAAAACCCCAAACTCCAGAAGAAACACCACCAAGTATCTTGATGTATTTTTGTCCGTATTTTACTTCAACGTTGTCGTCGAAAGCATCAAGCACACCTTGTGTGTATGAACTGATTGGTTTGGTTCCGTTACCAGTAGACCAATTAATGTAGTCTGTTTTAATTGCGTCTAGTAAAGATTTGATTTGATTTTCCATTTAGTTTGCCCTCTTTGTTTCTAACTATACATATATAATAGCAAGATATCTTGCTTTTGTCAACCTCTATTTTGTTCCTGTAATGTGATATAAATCACTTTCATTTTCGTATATAAATTCTTTTGCATGTTTGTATGCAAGTTTACCCAATTTCTTAAATACAAACTTTTCTACTTTACTGTTGAATTCATCAGCATCAATATCTAAACTGTGATTTTTTCTAAAACAAAGTTCAACAAGTTTCTCAGTTTGCTTTTTTAATTTGTCACTGGCTTTTAATTCTCTGATTGGTTCAAATCCTCTTTGAGCAAACATTAAGCAACCTCCAATTCTAATTTACCAGTGGTTGCATTTGGAACCAATTCCAACTTAATGCCTTGCTCAACCGCGGCATCTAAAATCTTCTTTTCCATGATTGGCTCAATGATCTCTTTGATTCTATCCCAATTGGCTCTCATAACCAATTCACCACCTCTGTATTGCTCCAGTGGAAGTTCATACATTTTAAGTCCTAAACACTTAAGACTTTTACCTTTATTACCAAGTCCGTTGTTGAAAATATCATGCACAACATTGATAGCTTTTCGTAGCTGATCCAACTTTTTGTTCTTAACTGGATTAACCACAGTACCTATTGCAGGTATCATGTCTGCCAATTCGTTATAAACTGATTCTAAGTTATCATTTGTCCACATATTTAAAACTCCTTTTTCCTAACTATACTTATAGTGTAAGACATCTTGGTTCAGATGTCAACCTTTTTATGCCAGAAAAATAGAAAAAATTATGAAATTTAACAGAAAAGTTCCGCCAAATATAATGGCTATCATTGCAAATAGAAGCAATGCTTCTGGTGGATTTTTATCGTTTGTCATAGTGTAGCTTTCTTCAAATGTGAAGCTTTCTTCCAAACTTCGTATGCTTTGATAGTGCTATCTTTTTGAGCATACGGATTTCGTTCAATAAAAACACACAATTCTTCGAATGTTAGACCCAAAAATTCCATGTCTTTTTTAAGGATAGTCATTGCACCTTTGATTGTCAATTATTCCTCCTGTAACATTAGTGTTAGAATTAAGAATGCAAAGCCAATACCTGCAAAGGTAAAGCATAGCACCCAATTATCATTTTCATATCCTGTAGGGCCATCAATGGCACCAACTGCCAATACCATACAGATTAAACCAATTATACCGCTCAATGTTGCCTTCATTTTTAGCTCCCTGTTACTAATTCTAGTGAACCATCATCTTGTAGTTCAAAGTTTTCAATAAAAATATGCCAATCATCTAATGCAATTCTGGCCTGCTTGTAACATGATTCAGCGGCCGCCCAAAGCCCACCAACTGTACCATCTTTAGCCATGCATGTGAATGTTTCCCATTCTGGTGCATGTCCGCTTCCACCACTTTTAAGACACTTGTATGTAACCAAACGTGGCTTATCAGTGAAAATCTTTTGCTCTAATGGCATTGGACCACTGTGCATGGACCAAACAGTTTCATAACCCATTTCAGCTTTAAGATCGCTAAAATGTTCCATACCTAATTCCCATTGATCAACCTCTTCAAACAGTAGACCTGCGTCTGCTTCAATTGTTAAATCTCTTAGTGTCTTTTCCATAAACTGTTTACTCCTTTTTTCTAACTATACATATATTATAAGACATCTTGGTTTATAGGTCAACCTCTTTTTGCAAAAAAAGTTACAAATTGTAGCACCCTGATTAACTGAGTTGATAATCCTCCTGTCATTAACTGTAAATATAACTGAACGAGAAAGTTTATTTGGTCCAAGCGACCGAGTGAGAGAGAGCGTAAACTAATGATAGATCCAATCACAGCAGTCGCGACGGCTACCGCGGCTTTCAACACGATCAAACAGGGATTTCAAGCAGGCAGAGATATAGAAGGCATGGCAGGCGATTTGTCCCGTTGGATGGGTGCTGTATCTGACATTAAAAAGTCAGAGGAGTATGCAAAGAAACCGCCATTGTTTAAAAAACTATTTGCGGCAGGTTCTGTAGAAGAAGAAGCCATGCAGGCTTTTATGGCCAAAAAGAAAGCCGAAGATATGCGAGCCGAACTGAAGAATATTATCAGTTTTACTCGTGGTCCTTCAGCTTGGGAAGAACTGCTAAAAACTGAAGCAGACATTCGTAAAAAACGACAGGCGGCAATTTATGCCCAAGAAGAATACAGAAGAAAAGTATTTGAAATTATACTGATCTGTTTAGCATCAGGTGTTGTGATTGCCATGGTTGGATTTTTCGTTTGGCTGGTAGCATATGACAGGGGATTCATTTAGATTGAGCATGTTTGGAGATAAAAGAGTGGAGTACACAAAGAACGGACCCATGATGCAGGAAATAGCCAAACCTCAATTGATGCTGGTGCGTCATAAAGCAACAACCTTTATGAAGAATAAAAAACGCAACGAAGAAATCAACAACGAATTTATGAGGGAGTGGAGGAAGAAGAATCCTCAGAAACTGCGGAGTTACTGATACTGTACTTCTTCATTTTTGCAATCAAATTGGTTCTGCCGATGCCTAAACTTTTGGCTGAATGTGTGATGTTGCCATTATGTAATTCTAGACTTTTTTCTATTGCTTTTATTTCTAGAAGTTCTATGGTATCTTTCAAATTTCCGTCATCAACTGTGTTTTGAGCCAATGCCACAATCTCTGCTAATTCGTCTTTGATCACAGCAATTTCTTCAAGGCATTTCAGCGATTCCCATAGGTAATCTTGCTCGGATAGTGGTTCTTTCATATAAGTAGTTATGATTGTGGAGAGAGCAGTTAAGTAGGTGTAAAAATATTTACACCTATGCATAAGTATAGTTGGGAGTGAGCTATATGAACAAGACGATGTTTAGAGGGCTACTATTGATATTTTTAAGTACCAGCCCCATATATGCAAGTGAGATGAACTGGAGTTTTAAGAGTCCAGCGTTTCACTATGGCAATGGGTACAGTACTCATGTTTTAAGTGTCGAACAACTCCAGTTTAACCGGCAGGAAGATCTCCGCAAAAGAGCAGAAAGCGAACAGGCTCGCATTGAACGAGAACTTAACAATACTGTGTTGAGTAAGTTCATTCGAAACATAGAAAGCAGAATCTATGCTCAACTCAGCAAACAAATGGTAGACAGCATGTTTAATGATGCATGTCTTGAAGCTGAGGATCCAAGCAGTTGTACATCACCCTCAAGTGGTGTAGCCGAAGTAGAAGGTGCAACAATTACTTGGGTAAAAGATACAGACGGTACAATTACACTGACTGTAGACGGAGAAGATGGTTTCACAGAGATAACCATTCCGGGAGCAGGGGAGTTTTTCTTTTAAATGAAAAAACTTATATCAATGATAGTTCTATCCTCATTATTAGGAGGATGTTCAGCGTACTACGGATCCGTAAGTAGAGCAATACATTCATCTGATGGACCAGCCACAGTTCAAGTATCACCTAATGATAAAAGGTTGATGGCTGTACCATCTTTGGAAGGTAAGAAAATTACCATTGCTGTATATGGATTCGCAGATAAAACAGGACAACGAAAACCAGCAGACAAAATTGCTAACCTGTCTAGTGCAGTTACTCAAGGGGCAGAAGTTTGGGTAATCAATGCACTCAAGGAAGTTGGAGGAGGAAGTTGGTTTGAAGTTGTTGAGCGAGTTGGTTTGGACAATTTGGTTAAAGAGCGTCAATTAATCAGAAATACACGCGAAGTATATGAGAAAGATTTACCCAATGGCCCTACTCCTCTCAAGCCTATGGTCTTTGCAGGCCTAATACTTGAAGGTGGTATAGTAGGTTACGATAGTAACGTTGCAGTTGGCGGTGTCGGTGCTCGATATCTTGGAGTCGGGCTTCAAGATGAATACAGAGTTGATACCGTGACTGTGGTAATGCGTTTAGTGTCAGTGAGTACTGGCAAAATTTTAATGAGTGTTGCTACTGAAAAAAGTATTGCCAGTTATCGAACTGGCGCAGATGTTTTCAAGTTTCTTGATTTAGGTACCAAGTTGGTTGAAAGCGAAATAGGATGGTCTATAAATGAGCCAGTTAACTATGCCGTAAGAGCGGCCGTGGAAGCTGGAATCATTGAATTGATTTACGAAGGCGAGAGAAAAGAGTACTGGAAGTTCAGAGATTATTCGGGACGAACTTCCCCGGAGTGAGAGTAAAATAATGTATAAGTTTTTCACAATAGTAATCGTGTTACTATGGAGTAACGTGGTCCTTTCGAATGAAATATACATCGAGCAAGTGGGTGATAAATTAGATTTAGATATCACACAAGACGGCACAGACAACGAGTTTGGCGACTCGGGTGGTGATGCTATACTTACTGGCGATGATATGACATTTGCAATCACGCAAACTGGTGACACAAACAAAATAGACGCAACTATAAAAGGAAACGACTACACAGGTACATGGACCATTACTGGTGACAGCAATGACATTGAATTAACATGTGCCAAAGCAGGAGGCGTAAACTGTGAAACAGTCACCTTGAATATTACAAACACAGGTGATGATAACACATATGATATATTCATAGGAGAAAACGCTGATGCAGACAGCCTAACAGCTAGTTTTACAGTTACAGGCGATAACTCTGTATTCATCAACAATATAGATGGAGAAAGTGTTAATTTAGTTGTAAAAGTTGACAATAGTTCAAGCAACGCCGCCACAAGTGCCAATGGTGATGAAGGAAACAAAATTACCTTGGACATCGATGGTGATGGTAATTCAGCCGGCCATGAAGTGTTAATAGACATAACTGGCGGTGGTGGTACACTTGATATCACATCAAGTGGTGTTGGTGATAACAAAGTAGATCTTGATATAACAGGAGACAGTTTTGACATCGATATATCACAGACTGATTAGTCCTTTTGTGGTCTTGCTCATGACTTCAACAGTTGCCCTAGGCTCAGTTGGGGAAATTGGCAAGATCCGCGGTAGCGGTGTTCTCGAAAGAGAAGGCAATGTAATTGACGGAGTCAATGGTGTTGGCGTTCAAAGTATGGACACAGCCGTTACCGCAAAAGGCACTATGCAAATAGATTTTATCGATCAAACAAGAGTTGATATCACAGAACATAGTAGACTGCTCATCGATGAGTTTGTTTACGATCCAGAAAGTGGCAATGGTGTATTGGGTCTTAAAGCAAGTTTAGGCACAATGCGTTATGCCTCTGGGCAAATAGCAAAAAATAATAGGCAAAATGTAAAAATAAGAACACCAAGTGCTACCATTGGAGTGAGAGGGACTGACTTTGTGTTGGTTGTAGATGAAGTAGGTAGCACCATGGTAACTCTGTTACCAAGTTGTGATGAGGACGGGCTTTGTATAACAGGCGCAATCAAAGTTGAAACTGATGTTGGTTTTGTGTTGATGAATCAAGCATATCAAACCACAATTACCAGCATCAGTTCACAACCACCCACAAAACCATTGGTGTTAGATCTTGATGAAAAACAGATTAGTCAACTGTTAATACTACGCAAGAAGAATCCTTATGATGAAGAAGAAGATGCAATCAGGAAAAAAGCAATGGCAATGTATGATTTCCTAGACATTGATTTTTTAGATTTTTCTGAATTGGACAGAGATGCGTTGATGGATTCAATTGAAAACATTTGGGTAACAGCATTGGATGAATCAGATTATCTGTTAGCAGATGTGTTGTATGACATGCTGGATCAATTGAATGCAATGCTGATGGCATTGTTCAAAGATGAATTGGATTTACAAAACGAATTATTACTTAAACAAGACACAAACATATATGGATTTGATCCTGAAACTGGTATAAGATTAGAAAAAGAAGGCGACAAGTATGTTGTTGAAAGAGAAGATAATATAGGAACAAACTATTTTAAATTACGTTTGCATGACGCATATGGTTATAGTATGGATTTAGGACAGAGTGATTGGGAGTTGTACGATTATAGACTGGGTACGAGTTTTAACAATAGTATTGTTATCAAGCAGTCCAATATGTAGTTGGGCCAATGAAATTTATGTTCGACAAGTTGGGCATGATATTGATTTAGACATTGTGCAGGATGGTGATAGCAATAAAATAAGAAGTTTGAATACTGTTAGCGGTGATGCTGTTCTCAGTGGCAATGACAAAACTGTGTCATTAACACAAGAAGGCGACAACAACAGGATTGGCATATGGACCAGTGGTACAGATCAAACCATAACAGTTGTGCAAAAAGGCGACGGCAATGTGAGTGCTGTGGACAATCACGGCAATGACAACACCATAAATGTTGACATAGAAGGTGACAGCAATGTTACTCACACAGAAATAGGCAACGGTGGTGATGTGGATAACACTCTAAATGTTACCATTGAAGAAGGCGACAGCAACAATGTGTACACAGAAGTTTTGAATGGCAGTGACAACACAATCAATGTGCATATTGCAAAACAAGATGGCAATATCAACAGAATCACAGTAAACGGCAATGACAATGATATCAAAGGCTGGCAAGGCAAACACGAAGATGGTAATGTAGACGCAGACGAAACTGGTGATAATGATTTGTATTGGATTGTGGTAGGCAATGATAATGTGCTAGAAAGTTACCAAACAGATGACAGAGGCAATGGCGGTCAACACATTGCAAACTATATCACCGGTGATGACAACACAGTTAAGCACACACAAAGAGGATCAGGTGATCACGAAGGCTTCATTGAAATCAATGGAGACAACAATAATGTAGAACTACTGCAACGTGGCAACAATAATAATATGTTTGCTGACATTGTGTTAGATGATGATCATACAGTTGATGTTACACAACGTAATGCCAATCACACATCAAACATTGATCTTACAAACGGAGGTGGTGCTTATAACCTTACAGTAAGTCAAATGGCTGGTACTGCTCAAAGTTATAACCTCACAGGCACATGCACAAACGCAACAGGTTGTGCTTTAACTATCAATCAAAACTAAGTAATTATTATGAGAATATTAACACACTGGTCATTGGCATTTGTAACTGCATTGGTCATGCTGTTTATACATTACAGCAATGGTTTCATTGTTGAAACAGCAAGACTCAAAGGCTTTGACTTCCTTCAACAACAGGATACACAGGTTGTATCTCAGGACATAGGCATTGTAACTATAGATGAGGCCGCACTAGAAAAGTTTGGACAATGGCCCTGGAAACGTGATGTACTTGCTGATATAATTTGGCAATTACGTGAAGCAGGTGCAGGTATAATTGTATTACCCATACTGTTCAGTGAATACGATAGACTTGCAGGAGATCAAGCTCTGCTTGAAGCACTCGCAGGCAACGGAGTAGTTATAGGACAGAACGGAAGTTTTAAAGCTGATAAAAATGGTGTGCCACGTGGTGTAGCAAAAATAAATGACCCATTACCATTCCTTTTTGAATGGACAGGCATGTTAGGACCAATACCAGAATTTGGAGAAAATGCTGAAGGGGTTGGTGTGTTGAATACTGTGCCAGAAATTGATGGTGTTGTAAGACGTTTACCCATGTTAATGCGAGTAGGAGACGCTGTGTATCCTGCAATAGCAATAGAAGTAATTCGTGTTGCAGTAGGACAACCAAGTTATCAAGTTAAAAGCAACGAAGGTGGCATTGATAAAATGCGTGTGCCAGGTTATCCAATAATACAAACAGATGCAAACGCTCGCATATGGCTACGTTGGAATAAAAAGTTTCCTGAAATAAGTGCCAGTGAATCAGAACGCTTTGTAGAGTTTGCTGGCAAAACTGTTATTATAGGCGTAACAGCAGATGGTATTGCAGGTGTTATTGCTTCACCCAAAGGTGGGCAGTTTAATTACATGCCAAGTGCGGTAGCAATTCAAAATATACTGGATGGTGATACTATATCTCGCCCATATTGGGCGTTTTTAACGGAACTTGGTACTACATTTAGTGTTGGATTTTTGTTAGTTATACTTGGACGCTTTGCTCCTTATTGGTTTGCAGGATTATCTATAATTTTGTTTGCAGGTGGTGTAGGATACGCAAGTTGGTACGCATGGATTAACTATTTGTATCTACTAGATGCTACAATGCCTCTGGCTACAATCGTGATTGTAGGATTACATTCTGTGTTTGCACGATTTGTGATTGAGTTTTTTGAAAAGCAAAAAATTAAAAAACAATTTGCCGGATATGCCTCACCCGCAGTTGTGCGTATGCTACAAGAAAATCCTGCACTTATAAAAGAAGGAATGAAAAAAGAAGTTAGTATATGCTTCAGTGATCTACGTGGCTTTACTCCATTAGGAGAATCATTTGGAGATGATGTTAAAGGCCTTACAACCATCATGAATGGTTACATGGACGCAATTACACAACCTGTATTGGACATGGATGGCATGATAATCAAATATATAGGTGATGCAAGTATGCACGTACACAATGCACCTATAGATGATCCTAACCACCCAGCAACCGCAGTACGTTGTGGATTGGATATGTTAAAAGCGGTGGAGAAATTTAATGAAAAACTTGAGAAGGACGGCAGACCTCGTGTTGGCATGGGGGCTGGCATTAATACTGGGCTTGGTTATTTGGGAGAAATGGGTAGCTCACAGAGACACTCCTATGACGTCCTCGGAGACTCAGTTAGTACAGCCGCTCGTATTGAAAGCAAATGTAAAGAATACGGATGTGTATTACTTGTTGGAGATGCGACATACCAACAAACCAAAGACGAATTCTTCTATCTTAAAATAGATGACCTAGCAGTAAAAGGTAAAACAGTTGGCATAGGTATTTGGACTGTGTTAGACAGTCCTCAAGTAGCATGGAATAGAGCAAAAGCAACACATCAGCGAATGCATGAAGAATACAAGAAACAAAACTTTGATGAAGCAATTAGATTGTGTAAAACCATTTACAATGACTTTGAATTCCAAATGTCCAAATACTACGACATGTGGATAGAACGCTGTGAATACATGAAAACGCAGAAACTACCCGTTGACTGGAACGGTGTGTTTATTGCAACTACAAAATAATCAGCTGATTGCACAACCAACATAAGCACCCAGCAAGAAACTCACAATTACAAGTGTAAGAACTTCTATACTAGTCCAATGATAACCCGGATGGCTAAGTTTGTAATAATGTCTTAACTGTTCAAGATCCGTCATTTCGCTTAGTGGTTTTTGTCTTTTTGATTCGTTCAATATCATCTAAGTCTATATCCAATTTGTTACCAGTCATACGTTCATATTGTTCTTTGTACTCAAGAACCATGTTCAACTTTTGTGTCAGTCTGATCATATCGTTGTCCAGCATTCTAACACGATCCACAAGATCTATTAAATCTGCCATGGCAGAATTAATCACAGGTCTTACCACAGTTGTTGCCCAAACCCAGATATAATATATAAAATATCCAAGTCCAAGAACAGCAACTATAGGAAACCCAAAATCACTTATGAGCGTTGCAACGTCTGACATTAATCATCTACGTTTTGTTTTATTAACCAACCACTTTCATTGACCACAAATACATCTCCTGGTCTATAAAGTACGTTGTCTTTTTTCTTATCGGTACCGTCTTCGGCCCAGCCCATTACTTCACCAGGCCAATCACCCTTAACAGTAAAATTTGGTCCGGCTTGATCTATAGCATAGTCTACCCACATCATGGTTTTCTCCTCAGTCTTTCCGTGCATCGTCTTTGCCTTCGTTGGCGGCAATACGGTCAACATTAGGACGAATACCAAGTGCAACACTCATCAGTGCATCTATTTTGACCAGATCATTATTCATAGTTTGCACACGATTGTCCAAACTTTTAATGATACCAGCCAAAGTTTTAACACTTCCGGTTACGCCGTCGAGTATGAATTTGATTGTCAGAAATACTAGATAACTGGCCGCTATTGCCCCAGCTATTGGAAACCCTACTTCTGAGATCAGACTAACTACGTCCATCTGCCTCCCTCTCATAGGTATTTATTACTAATCGAGTGTATAGAGGTAGGATTTAATGATATTGTCTAGTTCAATGTCAGGAGGGTTTAGATCCATATAGGTTTGATACAGTTCATCAAAGTTGGTAGGTGGTTCTACTAGAGTAGATATTAGTTTTTTGCATGAATCAAGTTCTTGTATATCTTCAATGCCCCAAACTGCATCAAATCCTGCTTCAGTATATAAGTCTGTGAGTTCTTGACCACGAGCATAATTTTTTCTTAATGTTACTCGTCCTTGAAACACTTCAAGCGGATCGTTCCAATTATCTAAGGTCCATGTGTCTCGTTTCAGCTCTAGCTCATCATCAAGTATATAACCTTCTTTGATAAAAAATCTACTTGGATTGATCATGTGTTGCAAATACATGGTATGACCAACCACTATTAAATTTATATCTGGATGATATTTTGTAAACCATGCTCTGCAACCTTGTACCCAATGTTTATAATTTTCAAACATTAGATTTAAAAATACACACTTGGTTCCTGTTTTATCTCCCCAAAGATTAAAAAGTGTTGCAAAATGATCAGCAGGAAATTCTGCAGAACCTCGCACATGATCTTTGTATGTGCGAGTATAATTTGACGGCAAGCACCAATGCGATTCTATTGGTTCTTTGCCTATTCCGTAACTGCTTTCATAATGAGTCCAGTCATCAGCGAATGTGCAACCATGATCCATTTCAGGACTATGATTAATCAACCATGGCACAAATTCAGAAAGCTGATGACCAGGACATATGTACAGTATTATTTTTTGAGCATTGAGCATACAAATTCTTTGCCTGTTGGGCCTGTAATGGCTATGTATGGCACACTTGTATCAGGAGCTCTGCACTCCACAATGTTCCATGCATAACCATCAGCTATTTGAGAATTTGCTGTATCAATAAACTCTTTGTTGTCAATGCTCCAAAGAGCACCAACCGCCACTAAGAATCCTAAAAACATGACACTTCCTTTCTAGTTGTAGTTATCAAGCTGGCACAGGTGGTAGGATTCGAACCTACTCAGCTTACGCACTGGTTTTGGAGACCAGCATACCTCTCCATCTGTATCGCACCTGCATTATGTCAAAGACCAATGGTACCCGCACCCGGACTTGAACCGGGACGCCTAAAGCCACAGATTTTAAGTCTGTTATGTCTACCATTTCCATCATACGGGCCTTTGGCGACTACGGTAGGATTCGAACCTACGACCTACGGTTTAGAAGACCGTTGCTCTAATCCACTGAGCTACGTAGCCAATTAATCTATTTCGGGGAATAAACTGCGAACATGTTGTCCAATTCTCTCTACTGCACCATTTTTATAGTTTTCTGCTACAGTTTCGAATGGATCGTCTGTACCCCAAAGTCTCAGAGTTTCTTTTGCCAACAGAAATATCTGTCTTTTATTTAAGCTCTTAATTTTTGCTTCGGGATTCTCGTTGTTCATAACTTCCGGATGTCTTAATGCATAGTATGTTATACTTCTACTATCTACCGGAACTTCAACTTTTGCCATGATGCGTCTTACACCATCATCACATATTGCACTTCTCATAATATTTTACCTTTGCCATAATGTTATTGCCTTTATGCTTGATTTACATACTACTTAATATACGACAAGTAAGATGCTTTGTCAAGACTTTTTGCCAAGATTTTTTACTTTTATTTCATTTTAGCCATTGCTTTGTCGATTGCGTCTCGCAATTCTTTATCTGCCACTTCTGTTTCAGTTTCTATTGTTGTTTTTGCCTTAGGTTGCATTTTTGCCCTTAATTTTGCCATTTCATCGCTGTGTTGTTCTATTGTCCTATCTGGTGCCTTTTTAACTTCTGGTTCGAATATTGGTTTATCTATATAGCCAATTCTTTCCTTCAGTAACTTAATTCTACGCCTAATGTTATCAACTTTCTGTTCGCTTTCTGTTGCCTCCTTGAATGTCTGACCCAACACTTCTATTTCATCATATTGTGCCTGCATAGTGTATTTATCGCTATTAGAATGATATATTGCCAGAAACTGTGCTAGTTAAAGGTCTGTGTGCTGAGAATGGCCAGTATGCAATTCTGTTTGTGCCATTCATTAATCCATAGTTGGCATTAGTTCCACTAAAGAATGTAGCAGGATCATTTTCATTGGTACTTCCTTGATTCATAAGTCCTGTTATTGCATTGTTTTGAAACCATGCTCTAACCTGTGCTGGTGTCATACCAGGATTCATTTGTAGTAGCAGAGTACACATACCTGCAATCTGTGGTGTTGCCATGCTTGTGCCTGATGTATTGTAGTAACTGTTAGTTGCTCCAGTACCTCCGCTCACAATATTTGTTCCGGCGGCCCATATATCAACACGTGGGCCTTTGTCGCTTGATCCAGCAGTATATTCACCGTTCTGGTTACCAATTCCTGCAAATGAGGCAAAATAGCTATCAGATAAATTGCCTACAACAATAGTCTCAGGACCTATGTTGCCTGCACCTCTGTTATAGTATACTGGAGAACCTGCTGATATACCTCCAGTGGACACACTACGAGTGATGTAATTGTCGTAATCTATATCTGTTGAATAGCAAAGTTTTTGATATTGATTGCCAGCACTTTTACAGTATATCACACCTTCGTCTTGCATTTCTTCTACTTCTGCTGAGAGGCTGTATATGGCCGCATTAAATCTATTAGAAGGATCTCCTATCATGCCATAGTCTGAGTCTTTGGTTGTTGTACCAGTATTAGTGCCTCTAAACACAATGTTTGTGATACTTGAAAAATTTGCTTTATATCCCCAACTGGCACTTACCACAGTTGGCCTTTTAACACCTGTAACAGGATCAACACTCTTGGCTTTGTGAAATTCTTTGATGGTATCAAACCAATAAGATTGATTTAAAAAACTAAGGTCATGAAAATATATGGTTGCACCAGTGCCCCAGCCAACACCTTTTCCAACGGCAGTTCCACAACAATGTGAGGCATGCGAGGAATCAACATTTGTAGTATAAAACATAGTGCCTGCACTACTACAGTTAGGTAGAGTGTTCCATTGAAATTGTTGCAATCTGCTGGATCCGTTTGCATCTTCAAGATATTCGTGATCAGGTCTTGGTATGCCACCTTCTTGATGTATGTAGTCTACACCTGTGCCATCTAAATGGCCTGTGTAATATTCAGAACTTCTTGACTGTGTGTGGTTAGTACCCCAACCATTGGTTGATTCAATATGCCTCAGCAAACCCCAGTTGTTTCTATTTGCGGTACTAGATGATGCCCTAGTCCAATTGGTGCGTGGATTAAGTTCATAATCTAAAAAATCATCTGACCATTCAAATGGATGTTCAATATCGCCTATTCTGTCATCTGCTCTAAGTTTTGCAACTTCTTCTGGTCTGAGTGCCATTTCAACAATACGTTTACTACTTTTTCTTTCGTCGACAAATTGCACTTTCCTATCAGGTATAACATTTGAATCCACAGAAGCATCTGATGTAGTATCACGAGTTAACTCGTCAACTATTTGTTCTTTGTCAACACCTTTTTTTAATGCTATTTTGTAATGTGCTTCGCTCATATTATAGATATAGAACCTTCCATATTACCGTGAGATGTGCATTGATATGCCAATGCTGTATCTGAAATTGACATTGGAACTTTAAATATTATTGTGCCGACGGCAGTGGTATTATTAGTAACACCTTCTGTCCAAGCAGTACCACCACTTTGATTTCTTATTTCAAATGGATGACCTGATGCATTGATTACAAAATAATAGGTCATACCTCTTCGCAGATAAAGTGTTGGATCATCTTCTGCTGTAGGGAACCAATGTGAGTCTGGATCATTGAATGTATAATGATTAGGGGCGTTTGGTGCAGTGACGTTGAACACATTGGCGGCACCTACTTTTACAGAAGAATGGTTAACGCCATCTGCTTTTACTTTTACATTGCCAGGAAAGTCAACTCTTCCTGACTCGTTGTTTCCATAGTAGGTGGTTACATAATATGTTCCAGCTGGGGAATTTTCATTGGCAACGTGTATAGAAAAATCAGCTGATGTGTTGCTTGTACGAGTTGTTCTAAGGTATGAAAATAAATTTGCTGAACTTGTGTCTGTACCAGGATGCATACCTATACCCACACTAGTACCAGTTGAGGTAGAGTTACTGTTAAGAGTTACATTCATGTTATCTAGATTGTTACTAGTGCTACCATCGTTTCTTGTTATGATTGTAGTACCAGTGGTAGCTACCAATCTTATATCACCTGAACCGTTTGGCTTAACTTCTATATCGCCATTTGATGCTGAAACAATGTCTTTGCCGTTTACATCTAGATCGCCGCCCAGTTGTGGTGTGGTATCTGCTAACACACTTGCAATTCCAGGAGTTGATACCATGGTTACCCATGCACCATTTTGATAAACTTCAAATTGATTATCAGATGTGTTGTAAACAATTTCACCATTGGCGGCTGTGAGTGAATTTCTCTCAGCAGTGGTCATGTTGCCTACTCTAAAACCACCACCTCCTGAGTTTTGTTGAATAATAACACTACTGCCCACTGATATGTTTACTGCACTATTACTGGTTATTGTTGGAGTTCCGGCGGCATTACTTACAATTGAACCTACAGTCAACACATTGGTTGTGCTATTATATGTAAAGTCTGAGTCACCTGCAAACGCACCTGCATTATTGAATTGGACTTCTGTGTTGGATCCACCTGGAGTACCGCCACCACCACCGCCAGTTTGATCTGCTACCCAATCATAATCTGTTCCTGTCCAACTCAGTATTTGTCCACTGGATGCTGAACTGGTATTCAAATGTACATCAACATCAGAATCTGTATATACAGTTGCAAGAGTTGTCATATTACCATTGGCATCAAGTGCCATATTTCCAGAAGCTGATACGCACACAGTACCTGATGCATCTGGCAAAGTAATTGTTCTATCTGTGCTTGGATCAGCCGAAGTCAAAGTTATTTCATTTGTGTTGTCTGTTGCACCTTCAAATTTAATATTTTTTATACTGTTAATGTCAACAACAGATAATATATCGCCAGTGACTGTAAGATCTTGAGAAACTACAAGATCACCTTCTACTCTTGCACCAGTGTTAGATGTTTCAAATTTCTTAGAACCATAATAATATAATTCAGTTATACCAGTTGAACCATCTGCTACTACATAGTTGGCTATACCGCCACTACCATCATCTGAACTGATTGCAATAACTTCATCGTTAGCAGTAGTTCTAATGTCAATACCACCAGTAGTACTAAAAAGTTGTACTTTACCACTAGCACCAGTATGACGTAAATATCCTCTTTCACCAGTACCCAATGCAATTTTATTATTGTCAGCCATTTGGATTTCAAATGTATTTGATTCTAAATTACCACCTAACTGTGGTGATGTGTCTTCTACAATATTGGATAGTGTTCCACTTCCTGCTGTTGATGTTATTGTGAGTGTGTCAGTGGCTTGATCAGTTGTTAGTGTAATATTTGAGCCTGCCGCCAAAGTAAGTGTATCTGTTGTACTGTCTGCAACAATGCTGTTCTGTCCTGCTACAGCAACAGTAGAAAATAAATTTTGTGTGCCACCACTGCCTGATGATGCAAGTGTAATTGTGTCTGTGCCAGCATCTGTGGTAAGTGTCATGTTGGTTCCAGCAACCAAAGTGAGTGTGTCTGATGTGGTATCAGCTTCTACACTCGACTGGCCAGCAATAGCAATAGTTTTAAATATACTCTGTGGAACCTGTACTGCGTCTATACGAATTTTGTCCGTACCATCATCATACTCAACTTTGTTTGCTAATTGTGAAAGTTCTTTTCCCTTGCTCAAATCAATCTCCTACGCTTGTGACTCTGACCAACTTATACGTCCTGATATAATAAATGGATTTGATGCTGTAACTGTGGATGGATCCTCTGACAGAGTTGCTACCACTGTTAACACATCAGGTCCATCTGGAAACACATTATCGCCACCCAGTATTGAATTTCCTAGTGTTGCAATATCACCTAAGTTTGTGGTTGTTAAAACTGGAGTACGTGCAGTTGTACCTGTACCACCTTGTGCTTCAAAGTTAAACACTGATGCACCACCTTGAACAGTATCAGCATTGTTATGTGTAATCAATTGACTCAAACTTGGATTTGTAACTCGCTCCCATGCATTACTGCTAAGTTCACCATTTAATATCAACCGAACTGTACATGCGTGTGTAGAAATTATGTTCACAGAATTTAGGATCAACTGCATTCTATTAATAATTTCTCTTTCACCCAAAAAGCCTGGAGCACTTGTATCCACACTTGGTGCAAGTCTAATAGAAATAACTGGTAGATCTTTGTTCACAGCAATTTCTCCGCCAGATGCGGCACCAAGTGTGTAAGCTGTATATCCACTGGAGGTACCAGTGGGTGCTTTATTAATAAGCAGTAAATTTCTATAAGCACCAGTACTGTAAGCATATTGTCCTTCTCTTGTGAATATAGATGGTTGATATGGTTGGTATGGACTGAACTGGGTGGCAAGAGGATTTGACGCAGAAGTATTAGCTTGTAAATCAGCTCCACCCACAGCCAATCCTGAAGTAACCTGGTTCAACACAGATGATGACGCTTGAAGTTCTATTGCATAACCTAGGTTTCTATATCTTCCATTGGCCCAACCCCAATAGACACCTGTATAATCCACTCTAGCCTGTGTGGTTTGTTGACTGACACCAGTTAGTGTTAAACTTTTTGATGGAGCACTAAACACATAGGCTTTGTCAGAATCAAATCGACCATCCATGATTACCGATGTACCCCAGTGAGCCAATGCTGGAACATAAGATGGTGTTCCTACGTTTTCAATTTCGTACCTGGCAGGTACGTTACCTGATCGCATGTATGCTTCTGTAAACACATTACCGTGAACAAAGGAATGAACATATTTTACATTACCATTTTGATCTTTGAAACCAAAACGCACTTTACCAGCACCATACCATGAATAATCTATGTAGGCCATTTGTATTTTATATTTGTCAAAAACAAAACCACTGGGTCCTGTTCCGTCAGCAGGATCAATGCTCCACTGTGGTTGTTCAATTTTTGTATCTTCTGTGATTGTGATCACAACTTTTTCTGCTGTAGCACCTCTATAACTAGGAGTGATATACATCAATGTATCACTATCAATTTTGGTTACCTTATAGGATTGTCCTTTAATAACAACCATATCACCTTTGATTAGTTGTGATTGAAATTTTGTGCTTGTGCCTGTAACAGTACCTGATCTAAATTGAACATTGGCATAGCCACTGATTTGTCTGATACTGCTACGTCTACAACAAGACAGAGTGTTACCATCAAATTCAAAATACAATCCATTTTGATCATCAAATAATCCACATTTGAGTAAACTGTTGGCCCATTGTTTCACATAGTACTCAACAATACCTGTTGCAGAAGCATCACTTGGTGTGCCTGGTAATTCAACTGTGAAAGTAAAATTATCTATCACACTCAAAACCTGTAGATCACCATTCCATAAATTTGCTTTGTTATTAGCAGAGTCTGTTACTGTGGTAACTGCGAATCCCATTCCGCTATGAGCTGTACAATATGTATACAGAGTTGGAGCACCTATAGGTACAACAATTTCTGTGTATGCACCCGAGTTGCCTGGTGTACCTGCTACAGTTACTCCTGTGGTATATGCAACACCGCCTCCGTGTGTTCCATCTGCTGTGGTTGAAAATCGTAATGGATGACCATTGTTAGTTGTATCCGACTGTCTAAATCTATAGGTCCTGCCTTCTTTCAGTTCATAAGTGCTTAGTAATTCACCTTCGATATAATACTTGTTATCACCAGCACCAGTGCTATCAACTACAGTAATATCTAGATAGGTGGCACCAATGGTATCTTGACTTGTGTTGGTAGATCCAGAAGTTCTAATAACTAAATTTGCTGAAAGTCTATGTGGAAATCTAGTTGTAATAGTTCCTGTTGTACCACTTCTTGTAAACGAATCAATTTGAGATGTTGGTGAAAAGTTTACAGCAAATGAAACCTGTATGCCTTTACCTGATTGATATCTAAAGTACTTGCGTGTTTGACGTATCATTGTACTGTCTGGATTGGTTGAAGGTATTAATTCAACACCACCATCATAGGGTCTATGCAGAGCAAATCCATCCGGTCTAAGAAGCAAACTGGTATTTTGCAGATAGTTTACTTCAGTTTGGGCTGTGGCTGGCAGAGCTTCTGTGAATGTTATTTGTGTATCGCTGTTAACATAATCTATGGTGCGTTCTATTATATCACCTGCTGTGGTTATTCTGTTAACACTTGCACCTGACCCTGCATCTGTGGTAGCAATTTTATTTGAACCTGCAATGGCATCAGTTCTTGTATAATGCACTGAGAAATTATCAGAATCAGTGGGGTAGGCAAAATATATCTTTAAGCTATCAAAACCTGTAGGAATAGTGGTTCCTGAAAATGTTATCATATCACCGGCTACAGTTGTGTTTCCTGTGGCTTCAAATGTATCGTTTGTAGTATTGGTACTCGCTATAGCAGTGGTAGTTGTAGTGCCTGGTTGATTGATAAAAAATGTATCACCTTTGCTGAAGTAACTTAAAAAGTTTGTGTCATTTCCAGTCAATTGAACAGCATCGGCTGTATAAGTTACGTTACCAGTGCCATTAAAAGAACCAACAATGGTTGTGGGTTGTAGTGTGATTGTTCCTGTTAATTCTGAAGCAGATGCACCTGTTTCAGACAACGAAATTATAACAGGTGGAACCGCAGTTGCGTTTGCTTGTGTTGTAGCAAACTGTACAAAGTCTTTGTTTTTTCTTACTGCGTAATATGTAGTACTACTGGTTAATCCTGTGATGTTGGTTGTGCCAGATGTGGTATAGGTTACTGCATCTCCTGTGATAAAGCCATGATCAGTGATACGTAAAGCATCTAAATCTGCAACAAATGATTGTTGTGCTGTGGTAATTTTTGTTCTTGCTTCGATCTTTCCTCCTGCAGAAAATGTAAAACTATTTTGATCTGCGGCGGTACTTGCTACGGTATATAATCCATCGGCCGCACCCACATAGTCTGCTTCTAATTTTTGTGTTTCATTGGATGGTGCAGTTGTTATGTCAATGATGTTTACTTTTGTAAATGTTCCTGTACCAGTTGCATACTGTACAATTTTTACTGAATCCGAGGCTGAGATGGCATCAGCTTTACTATTGTGCAAATAATAGAATGGACCAGCACCTTGCAGTCTTGCCCAATATATACCTCCATTAACCAATCCTGGCAATGGATCATTTGCTGTGTACTGTACAGCATCTCCTGTGGCAAAAGGATTACCGTTGAATCTTAGATAGCCTGGATTTGGGTAAACCAAATTGGCAACCTGTGCCTGATTGCTCAGAGTATGCACAGTCGAATATGGATTTTGTGTGGTAGATAATTTAAAAGCACCACCAACTTTGAATGCAACATAATAGGTTTGTAGGTCTGTTAAACCACCTATCAATGTGCCTGAATTTTTATCATATTTTATTGCGGCAGTATCCTGTAGAGTATTACCAGAAATTGTAATTGTGTTTGCAAGAGTATTTGGTTTAGTACATTGTATTCTGTACACCAAGTTGGTACTGCCTGCGTTTGAAAAGCCAACTTCAGCACCACCAGGTATTTGAAAAGCCAGTCTATTTGAATTGATTACTTTAGCAAGATAACTAGAGCCTGTGTTGAGTCCACCAGGTAATGTGCCTGTGGTTGCTGTGACTGTAACAACATCTCCATTGGATAGACCGTGATTAGGAACCCAAAGTGAACTGCTGGCGGCATTAGCTTCAATATCATTCCATGTTCCATCAGCAGTTTGACCGTAGACGTAATAATACAGCCAATAATTATTTGGCCGCTGAGCCATTCGTATTAGGTAATAGTAAGAAGAGCTGTAAGCTCTAATGTAGTAATCATATGCACTATCAGGTGGACCAAGATCATATGGTGTTGGTGGTGACGCTGTGGCATATGGTACTGTCCAAGAACCAGAGTTATTGGAGGCTAGTTTGCCAATAAAACCTCTGTTGGCTGATGTAGCCGAATAACCATAGGCTGTACGAGCATCATTGTTTGCAATATGACCATTAGTAGGATAGAAATAATAGTAATAGTAACCACGTCCATAATAATAGTAAATCCACGTGGCTTGAGAGAAACAAGATTTAACAATACCGCCACTGGCACCATTGCCTGTCAAATTAATTCTATATGCTGAATTGGCGTTACTTGAATATGATAGTGCAATTTGAGTTGTTGAAAGTATATGAAGGAAATACGATCCCATGTTAACTAGACCACCAATTCCGGTGTTGGTATTTGGTTCAAAATGATATGTCACCAATGGAATACCATTATCAACCATTCCATGCGGTTCAGCAAAAGTTATGGTGTTATTTGTTGTGTCAACAGTTGTAGTGCCTTCTTCAAAATAGTGTGCATAGCCTGTGCCTTGCAACGGTTCAAGTGTGTAACGAAATGGATCTACTCCACCCAATCTAAATTTATCATCTTCGCCTGTGGGTGTGGCACTGGTATAACTGATGTCTGTGGTAAAGGTGTTGGAGACTACAACATCATTGGTATTAAAATCTATTGTTGATTTTGCAAAGCTATTGGACAATGCCATGCTAGTACCGTCTGTAAAACTGGTAGGATATACTGTATTCACAGTGAGTGTACTAGTGGCGGCGCCGTCTGTGGAGATACCTCCAATTTGGTTCAACTTAAATTCAGTTCCTGTGTAAATTTTTGCTGTAAACAGTTGCGTGTAAGTTTCTTTAATGTTTTGTGTAGCGGTAAAAGTTGTTTTGGCTTTGAAACTGAATGTGGTTAAGCTACCAACACTTGTAACAATAAATCCTCCATCTGCGGCCACATTGCCTGTGGATTGCATTATAATTGGTGAACCTGTTTGTAAGCCATGATTAAATACTGTGGTTACTTGTACAACATCACTGCCAGCTGAAACTTGTATACTTGATACATCAACTTCTTCATCACCATCGCGAGAAAAGAATGTTGGAATATTGTTGGTAAGTTCAAGTGTTTCCCATTTGGTACTCTGCAATCCATATTCAAAGTCTGTATCAATCAAGTTTTCAGGATTACTGACTCTGATTTTACTAACTGGATCTGTGTAAGTTTCTGCAGGTGAAAAACTTTGATGTTCTTCTTCAATAAAAATTTGCAGAGCATCTGTGTCTGCCATGCTGGTTGTGTCTTGTTCTAAAACAAATGTTGTTTTCAAAGTTATAGGATCAAAAGTTCTAGATGAAAATCCAAACCCATTGGTTGCAAAATTGTATATGATTGCGTTTGTGGTTACGTTTGTAATTAAAAGCAAACGTTCTGGCAGTATGTTATCTTCTATAACCACTGTCCTGGCTGATGCATCAAATGTGTATCGGCTTACTAAAAGTCTTTTTCCCATTGTCTATCCTAATGCTATAGCGTATGCTATTGCCTTTCCATCATCTACCATACCAGAACCTGCTGAAACACTTCCTGTTACTGTGAGATTACCTCCAACATTTGCATGAGTGCCTATTTGAGCTGTTCCCTGTAAATGCAGGTCTTTAAATTTAGCACCAGTGTGTCCTAAATCTGAGGCATTATGTTCCTTAGGTACTATGCCTGCTTCTACTCTTAGTGGTTGTGTTGCCATGTTATGTTCCTAACAATATTTAGTTTATGAAAGTTCGCTTCCATTTAATAGTCATTGACGAAGCACTTGCTGGTGTGGCCTGTAATACTGGACCAGCCGCTCCTGTAAATGTAACCAGTGCTGATGCACCTGTGTATAATATTCCGTATACTGATATATCCATGCCTGAACTTGTTTTTAAGCATATAATTTTGCATACCTGTCTATCACTGCCTTGAGAAGCTTCTATTACATATTCTCCAGATGTTGCTGTGGCAGGCCAAGTGTCTATTGTGGTTGCTGATGTTGTTGTAAGTGTTGCAGTACCATCGTCATCTGTGTAATTGGTTGTTGCAAAACTACCTGCTGTGGCTACTCCTGTAATGTCAACACCTGTTGTGGAAGTAACCAGTACTTCTGATCCAGCGTAATATAATCCAGCTCTTGCACTACTTCCACTGAATAGTTTAAGTATTGGTCGCCAACCAGTATCATAAAACTGATATGCTCCTGTTCCAGGACCACCATCTGTTTTGAAAATTAAAGAACCTGCTCCAACCTCTTGAATATATGAAGTCCAAGTACCACCATCAAGAATAAGGTCTCCATTTGAATCAGTTTGTGATGCAAGTGAATCAGTATGCTGTATTTTTAAGTCTGTGTTAGTACCAATCTTAATTATATCATTGTCAGCCACTTTTATATCCGAGCCGTTAGTTTCTAAGTGACCTCCTAGCTGTGGAGATGTGTCAGCTACCACGCCACCTATACCCATTATAGTTGGTGGAGTGTATGTGAACACACCAGTTGAATTATCGTATGCTATAGCACCATCGCCAGACGCTGTTCCTTCTGCACCTACGCTTAAACCTGTAAGTGAAACGTATGAAGTTAGGTCACTGGTTAATGCTACTGTGCCAGTTGCATCAGGCAGAGTGATTGTGTTATCCTGCGTTGGGTTAGTTACTGTTAATGTGGTTTCAAATCCGTTGGCTGAGCTACCTTCAAACTCTATAGTAGAACCATTTAAGTAAATTCCTGTTGCGGCAGTTTCAAACACAGGCGTATTATTATGATAAAGTGTTTGTTGAGCACCTGCGTTGGTTTGTATACTTGTTTTTGTTCCACCGGCATTTTGAAAGTATGTTGTGCCTGAACGTAAGAATAAACTTCCTGTGCCTGTATCATCTATGTAGGAATTTAAACTGTCATGATATATTTCTAAATCACCATCATTGCCAAACTTTAATTTTTCGTTGTCATCTAAACTTACGTTGCCAGAACCATCAACCACAATCTTATCATGGTTAGGTATGCCTAGTGTGGTTAGTGTGATTGATCCTGGTGTTTCTGTATATTCGTAAGCATATATTTCATCATTCAATAAAGGTGCTACACTAAATGTAATAATACCTGTGGCGGCAGAAAAAGTATAATCTGTGCCTGGTGTCATTAACACACCATTAACAAATACCTGTACGTCTACTAGGTTTGTGTTGCCTGTATCAAATGTTGTATCCGATCCATCACCTGTAAATGAGGATTGAGAAAATGATGCACCTGTTCCTGCACGTGATATTCTAAGAGCACCATTTGTGGTATCAACATCTAAGTCAATGCCTGTACCACTCACAAAAGTAAATGTGTCTGTCAATCCTGATGCTGTATGTGTGCCAGTTTCTGCATATGTAAAACCTGAGTCTGTGTCAGTGACAATCATTTGTTTGTAAACATCAGCAGTTGTTAAGTAACCTGGTACTGAATGATCACCCCAACCATACGCTGTAATAAATTGTCCTAAATTAGTATCGGTTAAAATGTTTGTGCCCATGTCAATGGTGTTGCCATTAGCATCAAGTGTTCCGCCTAACTGTGGAGTAGTATCATCTACTAGATTTTCCATCAATTGATTGCTGTTAAAATTCAGTCTATTTGAACCACTCACAGTCAATGGAATTGCTGATGATCCAAATTTAATACTTGAATTACTGACGTAAATGTCTCTAACTAAATTGGTTGCACTACCAATATCGTATGTGGTATCAGCCACAGGAACAAGATGCCCAGCACTTGTAAATTGCCATCTATCTGTGCCTTCTGTGTCAAATGTAATTGTTCCATCTGAACCTGTATCAGTTACTGTGACATTACTGTTGCCTTGACTGATAATGTTTTCAGGCTGTGTGTTTGTAAATGTAATAGAGTCTGTGCCAGCATTTGTGGCAATTGATATTCCAGTACCAGGAACAAAATTCAAAGTGTCTGTGGCATTGTCTGCCGTAACATCACTCTGTCCTGCCACAGCTACAGTAACAAATGTATTTTGGGCCGCACCACCTGGTATGCTAATTGTTTTGGTAGATCCTGTGCCTGATGCTACAACACCTGCACCTGTAAAATTAAAAGTTGTGGCCGCGGTAGTTAATGCAGATCCTTCATCTTGAACAGTTAAACTATTACCTGTAACTTCTATTGTTTTTGTGGTGCCAGTTCCTGTTACTGAAACGCCAGCACCTGTAAAGTTTAATATTTCTGCGGCCGAACCTGTGTTAGATCCTTCATCTTGTACTGTGATTGCAGAACCACCTCCACCTCCTCCACCACCTGAGCCGTCTAGGTCTGTCCAGGCTCCATTTGCATAACCTTGGAATTTATTTGTGTCTTGATTGTAAATGATAGCACCATTTACTGTTTCAAGTTGGTTACGCTCTGTTGTATTCAGTGAAGGTATTTTAGGAGCATCATATTCTCGTGTTACTGTTTGTGAACCAGTGTTTGAAGGTTGTATACCTGGTGATATGCTGTTTTGTCGTTTGTACGCACTTGATGTTGCTCGATCACCAGCACTCAAATTGCCAGGCAATGTGCTTTCAATAGGAGCCTGTCCTGTGCTTCTTTCTGTACTGCCTGATGTGGTTATATTTGTGTATCCTATAACGTTTCCGCAATAGTCATATACTGGATTTTGTTTCTGTAGTAAACTCTGTGGATCGTCGGCGGCTCTAACTTTCTTCAACATTTCTGAATCGAGTAACACTTCAAAAATGTTATCGTGTATGGTACCATCTTGTGCTACAACAGGATAACCACCCACTTGATCGTATGCATTTTTAATACTTGCCGCCAAGGCCGCATTTCCGGCCACGCCTTCGCTGTCTGGATTGTGAAGCACACCAATTACTGTGTTAACTTCACGCACACAACCTGTACCAGTGCCTGGTCCTGTTGCTGTGAATGTGTTACCTACTGTGTTAACACTAGAACCTATTGCTGTAAAATCTGTGGTGCCTAGTGTTTCAATTTCATACAGTTTGCCTGCCACAGTTTCTGTTGCAAGTGTACCACAAGTAAACTGAGAACCTCCTGTGTCATATCCACTTCCGCCTGTGCCATTAACCCATGTTTCTTTGTCAATGAGTTTGCCAAATTCATCTGCAACGCTGTTTAACGCACCAGTCATTTCACTCAATGCTGTAGATGAAATTGTACCATTTTGAATTGCGGCCAAATTGTCGCCAATTGTTTTTAGAGCACCGCCGTTGAATATGTTTGCTTTAAATTGTACTTTGCCGTCTGCTCCTAAACTGGCACATGCACTAACTTCATCTGGAATAACCTGTCCTAGTGCATCTACAATGTTTTGTCCAGCACCCAAGAAACTGCCAAATGAATTTTCTAACATGTTGGGTATTGCTTGTGGTTGTATAGGTGTACCACAGAAGTTAATCATGTTTGCAATGCTGGATGCTTCTGCTATTATTCCATTCAGTCTACCTAGTACATTGTTGATTGATGTGTGATCTAAAAATTGATCTACGGCCTGTTGTGCATTGTTAAGAGCTGATTGCAATGCACCTGTGATGCCATCCATACCTATCAATCCACGTAGGTTTGCACTCAGACACATTTGTATGTTTGGTAGTTTTAATCCTTTACCAGCAAGTAATCCACACAACAATTCTCGCATGGTATAGCTGTATTCTGCTTTTACAATGGCTCTGCCTGTGTCTTGTGATCCAGCAACAATTTCTTCTTGAATGTGATGATGTGTGTCTAAATAATCATTGAAGTCTTGTAAGCCTGAAGTAAAATCGCTGTATGTGGTGCTGGGAACTGGATTGGCACCTGAGAATATATCACTCTGTCCTGTGGTTACAACAGGTGGTGCATAGCTGGAAATATTGCCAGCTTCAAAATTATGCACAGTACCAGCTGTGTCATAATTTGTTAAAAAGTCAGTCATGTTTACAGCATTATAAATGGTATCAGATGCTCTACCATTTACTGCATTGGGTGTTTCAACTCCATTGTTAATTAACACAGCATTATCATCACCCACAATGAATGCATTAGGATATGTGTTCCTGATTAGTGTAGCACTATTGTTTGTTAATTTGTTAGGAACGCTGTTTTGGAATACACCTTCGTGTATGCTTACGCCTTTTAATCCGGCCGCGGCAACGGCCGCATCATATTGTACACCATATGCATCTTTGTTTGGTGGTACAAGGACCACTTCATAGCCTTCATTTTGAAGTCTGGTAATTGTGTTTGTGAGTTTAGATGTTGTGAGTGACGCATTACTTGATTGGTCATTTGTACCTGCGGCTAATATTGCAACTTTTTGTGCCATTTACATTGCCCCTGCCGATGAACCACAATAAACATTCTGAGATCCATCTGCGGCACTAGGATTTGGGTGTGGGATTAAAGTCCAGTTATCAGGACTGGCTGGATCGCCGTTTCTGATTACCAGCTTGTTATTAGCAAATACTGTTGATTGTGTGGAAATTAATGCACCGGCACCATGACTGCATGTATCACCGATCAATGATACAGGTATGCCATTTACATAGACATTACTGGCCGACGGTCCAGTGGTAGTTGCACCACAACTTCGACCCTGTCCTCTTAAGTGTACAGGTTTAGAGCTCATACACGTATTTAGTTTTTTAAACTAGAGGGTACCGTTCCTACACCTACTATGCCAGTGGTGCCTTGTAAATATGCGTCTGCAAATGGTTTATGTGTATCGACTATGGTTACTACTGTTTGTTCATTTATTTCAATGCTTGGAGCACCTAATATATCACTGCTAAACACCCATGGTGCCATGGCAGGACCTTCAGCTGTCATAGTAACCATCAGTGGCTTAGTAAGTTTTACAACGCCGTTATCTTTGCTGTCCCAACGTCCTACAACTTCTTCGCCACTGATGAGTTTTACGGTGACAATGTCACCTTTTTTTCTTGGATTTACTAACATTAATGTCCGTATCCTGTTCCGTTATAACCGGTGTTTTCCAGGTACTCTTCGAACTGCTGATAACTGCCAACTATTTCACCGTTAACTTTTATCTGCGGAAATGTTCGAGCTCCTGGAAATTCTTCTAACACCTGTTCTCTTGTGAAATCTGCATCTAGTTCCTTGTAGACATAATTATATCCTCTTGTTTCACATACCATTTTGGCACGATCACAAAAAGAACATAATTGTTTGCCCCAAATCTCTATACTCATATTTCACAACCTCCTGCCACACATGCCAATTCTTGTGACCCAATGGTCATGTCTTGACTTTCGTAGGCGGCAAGTTTACCCCAATCAACGTCTGTTGGCATTTTTGCTTTCAGCTCGTTGTATTGTGATTCATCACAATCTTGATATGGTGCTTGTCTATATGTGTGATCTGAGAATGGCAAGAATGATACTCCTGACATCCAATCAAAATTATCATATACCCATGCACCCACTTCCATCCATTCATGTTCTTTAACAGAAATAGTCACAGATGGCTTGTGTTCACACCAATGTTTTTGATATGCTAACCAATGCTCTAATTGTTCAATGGCTGACATATCCATACGAAAGATTGCTTTTTTATCAACCTTCATTGGAAATGAAAATACCGCAGTATGACTAGGATTCATTACATCATCTTCAATTGGAAATCCTGCATCTTTCATATACATTGTGAGTGGATCTTTTTTGTCACCACGTACTGTTCTAATGTAATACGGATTGTGTCTTGCATGAATACCAGAGGCCGCATCTGTAAGTTGTGATACAGTTCCTGATGGCTTTACACAAGTAATCGCGGCTGATACCGGAATACCAATCTTCTTTGCAAGTTTCTCATTTGTTTCAACTGCTTTGTCTTTTAGTTTTGCTAACAGTTCAGGCAAGTTTTTATTTTTTGGACTTGTCAACGGCGAATCCATAATACCAGTTAGAGATACTCCTAGCAGTCTTTCTTCTTCACAGTTCTTTTTCCATGAAGCTGATAGATATTTAAAGTTTACCAGTGTAGATTGTAGTGTTCCTACAATGGTTGCTAGTTCTACTTTTTCTAACAGTGATTCTTCTGTGTCGTTAGCACGAACCACAACCTCAGAAAGATTACAGAATTCTCTATCTCTGAGAATAATTTCTGAACATGGATTTGTTCCAAATGATTGGCCTTCAACTCTTCTTCTACCATTTCTTTCAGCCTGTTTGTTTGCTGATTCTCTGTTGAAGATACCTCTTTCACCTGATTTAGAATCATACAGAGCTTTCCATTCATCCATAAAAATACCAATGTCTGGCTTTTCTGTGTAACATGCAGAATTGTTTGCTAGAGCTCGTTGTCCGTGTTGCTCCCACCATTGTCCTGCTTTTGCGTGTCGCATTCTGTCATCAGACAAATTTGATAGTGAGATCAAAGCAGATCTCCTAACACCGCCAACCACAACGATTTCTGCAATTTTGCACACAATGTCATGACATTCAATTGAATTCAATTTACGACCTGGAGCTCCGCTAAATGTGGCTACTACAAACTTGAACAAACTGTCAAGTGGTTCTGGACCAGATGCTCTACCACCAAATGTTTTAAGTGGTGCACCAGCTGGTCTTACTTTGCTCAAATCCCATGTTGGAATCTGACCTGAATACAGCATAGCAATTAATTCTTTAAGGGCTTTTGCCCAACCAAGTTTGCTGTCTGCAACTTGGATACATGTGTCGCTGTGAAAAAATTCTTCAGCAACAACAGGAAGCTGTGATACTTCTTGTCTCTCGACAGAAAAACCAACACCTGTTCCGTTCATTAATACATAAAGTATTTCGTCAAATGCTTGTACACGATTAACTGCCACGTATGAACAGTTATATCCTGCAATGTTTTCTCTTTTTAATGCCTCACCCGCTGTCATTAAACAACGCATGGATGGCATAATTTTTGTTTCCAAAACTGCTTCTTCTAATTTATTTCTTAGTTTTGGTTCCAATTTATAGTTGTGCATCTCTAAGAGATGTTCTTCAAAAAAGTTAAAGTATCTATCAATCGTCTCACCCCAGGTTTCTCTGCGTCCTTTATCTTCTAGCCATCGTGAATATCTACTTAGGTGGATAAACTCTTGGTATAAGGTGGGAAGATTATTATTAAGTCTAGTAGCCATTTTCTCTCCTCGTTTTGTTATAAATGATTATCCGAGTTATAGACGAGGATGTCTTTGCTTTGCGTGTTAGAATACTTAGTACAGTCATCTCATGATTATATACTTCGATTACTTAAAAATTGAAAAAACTTTTGCCTTTGTGTATAAAAGTTGCCATTCTCAAACGTTCACGATTGTCTAAAATAACATTGGAAATTTTTTGCACAACTTCCTTGTCAGTGTCATTTAAACTATTACTTTTGCCTCTTACTTCTATGTATGACATGTAACTTAATCCTATCAATCTAATTATCCAATCTGTCACATTGTGCCACACATTAGTTAAATCAGGATCGCTTGATAGATACAAAAATTTTGGTACTGGTTGTTGTACCCATGTTTCCACAGCATTTTTTATTTCTTGTGGCGGTTCTTGTATGCAAGATAATCCTAACATTTCAACTTTCATTGTGTGCAAGTCATTCCAATCTATATCAAATGGATTCTTAATATCACAAACATTGTGTGCTTCTGTGACAGGCATAACATAGTGCCAATATAAAGAATCACCTACAACTGGAACATTCCCATCACTGTAGGATTTTAATTTTTGTCTTATTGCTCGACGTTCAACAGAGTTGATTTGTGTCATGCACTTGTTCGCATTGCCATTTGTTCTGCTTCAGCCAATCCAGATCAACTAGATCGTTGTATGCTATATTTAAAACATAATCATCCACAACACATATCATGAAGTGATTATCTTTTGTTTTTCCAATTTGTACGTTACACGCATGACCCAAATAGTGTAGAGTATATGCGTACAACAAGGCTTTATTAAATTCACAGAAATCGTTGCTGTGTATCATTTGCCATAGTGTTAGCCAACTACTTTTTTCATATGGGTCAATGCTCATTGATCCAATTGGTATTTGACTATAAAAATCTAATGTTGCGTTCACACAATGTTTGAGTGATTTACCTTGGTTCGCAATGCGAAAGTTTCTAAACACACTCAACCTTTCATCGGGTGAATCTTGCCAGTTTAAGCGAGTGTTGTTTTCCAAAGTTTTAATTCATAGCTTAGTGTTGCATTTACGGCGTCTGTGTCACTGTATCTTAGTTTGAACTGGTTATTACTAACATCTAGAACACCACTGAAAGCAATAAGAGGATCATTTACTGCTACATAATCATCTTGTAACATGTAATCCTGTACTGCGGCTCTAGTGTCTACCATTATGGTCATTTTGCCGTTGCGAAATTTAGGAGTTGGCGACTTGGCATTTTGTAAACTGTAATCAATGGTTGCACAGTTATAATCATCTGCGTCCCATTCAATGCCTGTGTCTGCGTTGGTTCCACTTGCGGCCAATATAAGATCAGTTTTTGGATTAGCACTTGCTTCATTAACCAATTGAATTTCACTGTTATAGTAAATGCGAATGGTTACGCCAACTGCTGGTGCTGTAGTGAGAGTGAGTGTGGTTCCGCCTATACTAAAATTTGCACTTGATACTTCTGTTTCTGCTCCACCTGATGCTTGTGTGGTTACTCTGTATCTTCCGCTTTGTGTTAAATCTACTGCAACGGTATAACTTGCACCGCCGTTACTGGTTACACTAACTGGATCATTTCCAATGAATAATCGTTTTTGATCTTTGGCATAACCTAACTCACCCGGATCTAATAGAGGTAAGTCGGCAAAGTTGCCTTGTCGATTCAATAATTTTGCTACTTGCGTTGTTGGCATCGCACTCTCCTAACGTATTATTTATCCTTGAATTCCTAGGTATTGCATCAAACGTTCGCTCCAACCTTGGCACCATTCATCAAATGCTTCTCCTTCAACAATGAATTCTTGATACTGTAAATCTCTACTGCACATCATGATTACAATTTTACGAATATCTGTTCCGTAAAGATTATTGTGTGCAAGGGCATAGGCGGCACCTTGCAATTTGTAGTTGTCTATCCATTCTTCTTTTTTGGGTTTGTTGGTTTGCTTGAAGTCCATAATGGCCGGTACACCATTATGAACTCCCACAAGGTCTGTGGTCCCTGCGTATAAGTCTGGGTAGTATAGATGCACTTCGCTTCCCCAGGCTTCGTCTACTTTGCTTAATCCGTCCTGTATAACCACCTCAGCCATTTTCCGTCCTTGGACATGTACAAGATTTGTCTTGTTCGGCAGTTCTTCTCCTTTGGTGTAATGTTCTAGGAAGCCGTGCATGGAGGTACCGACACCCGCGGCTTCTTGTGTTATTTGCTTAGCCTTTTGTTCGCCAACACGTTTACGCCAGGCAATCAAATGTGTTTTGTCTGATGTTGCATCTAATATTGTAGTAACACTAGGCATTCTACTGCCGTCAGGTGCTTCGTACAATCTCTTTTTGCCATCAATCCTGTTTAGGTCTTGATAGTCGTAGACTCTGTTAATTTTCATAAGTTCATTATACGTTGATTGTTGTGTGTTGTCAACCTATTACCAGGTGATAATCCACTTAAAAGTATTGGTTGTTGAGGTATTTGTTTGGCGTTCAATTTGATAACCCAAGCCTTGGAAATACTTGATCACTTGACTCATTTGGTCAGTTTTTGCACGATCTGTTGCTACACCTGACCAAACATTGAAATATGATTTACTGGCTGGATCTGTTGCTGTGTGTGTTTGTGCAGTTAATCCCAACGCAGTATTTGCCGTACCCGCTCCAACTACCACAGTAAATGTTGATGCGGCAGTGGTAGTGTAAGTGATTACAAGATTGTTGCTAGAATTTTTACTTGCAACAACACCTGTTACACCTGCATCATTAATATCGGCAATCACTGCATTAAGACTCAATCCAGTTGTACCTAGTGTAATAACA